AAACAGTTTGCTTCATCTGTATCACTATCTGGCGGTTACAAAGTCGTCATCTTAGACGAAGCAGATTATCTTAATCCTCAATCGACTCAACCAGCTCTTCGTGGATTTATCGAAGAATTTTCTGACAATTGTCGATTCATTCTTACATGTAACTTTAAGAATCGTATCATTGAACCACTTCATTCTCGATGTGGTGTTTATGAGTTTAATACTTCTAAAAAAGATATGGTTCCTCTTGCAGAAAAGTTTCTTGGTCGATTAGAGTTTATACTTCAAAACGAAAATGTTGAGTTTAACAAAAAAGTATTAATTGAACTGATTATGAAGTATGCACCAGATTGGCGCAGAATCATAAATGAATGTCAACGTAATTCAATCAGTGGCACATTAAGTTTAGATGCTTTACATACAACATCTAATTATGACGACTTATTTACTTTCTTAAGATCAAAAGACTTTAAAAAGATGAGAGTATGGGTCGCGAATAACATAGATACTGATGCAAGTGCAATATTTAGAGCATTATATGATCGTATGAATGACAAAGTTGAAGCTGCAAGTGTACCTCAACTCGTACTTATACTTGCTGATTATCAATACAAGAATGCTTTTGTTGCTGATCATGAACTTAATGTTGTTGCTTGTCTAACCGAAGTAATGGCGAATGTTAGTTTTAAATAGCAAACCTCTTTTAGCTACAGTTGAGTTAGAATTAGAAGATAGAGATTTCTTAATAGCTAAAATCAGAGAAAAAGCATCAAAAGAACAATCTAAAACAAGCATTAGATTAAATACTGCATACTGTAAAATATATCAGCCTTACAAGTTTAATGAAAATACTTTTGAGAATTGTAGAAACGTATTTTCACAAAAAGTATCAGAAATGATGAAGGGCAGATATAAAGTAAATAGTGACATATGGGGATTAGATTACGAAAATGGTGAAGGTACAGCAATGCATCATCATGAAGGACCACATCAAAGATTATCGGCCATATATTACTTAGTTGCAGATGAAGGGTGTGGAAGTTTAGTGTTTCAAAACCCTGATATTGAAATAGAACCAAAACCAAATATGTTTGTATTGTTTGATTCCTCTTTAGTGCATGGTGTTTTACCTGCGATAAACGAAGAAGCAAAAAGAACATGTATAGCAATGAACTTGAGATATTTACATGAACCCATTCGACTATCTGAATAGTATAAACTGGACAAAGAAAAATATCATGAAAGATGATATTGATGAGAAAGCTTATAATCCATTTCTTGTAAATCGTACGCTTTCGTATTTCCAAGATACAATTGCTTATGCTAATATCATGAATCAGTATCATCATCTTGATAATCGTTTACAATACGAATTTTATATAAATATAATCAGACAAAGAAAAAGATTCTCGAAATGGATCAAACCTGAAACCAGCGAGGACATTGAGGTGATTATGGAGTATTATGGATATAGTAATGAAAAGGCCAGACAGGCACTCCCACTCCTCAGTTCCGAGCAATTAAAACAAATAAAACAAAAGGTGGATAAAGGTGGACGAAGAACAAATAGTTGAATGGACACCAGCTTCAATGCTGGAAGTCATACTAAACGAACCAGACGATTTCCTAAAGGTACGTGAAACACTTACACGTATCGGTGTAGCCTCAAGACAAGGTAACAAATTATTTCAATCATGTCATATACTTCATAAACAAGGCAGATATTTTATAGTGCATTTTAAAGAACTATTCTTGTTAGATGGACGTAAAGCAAACCTAGAAGAAGGTGATATTGCTAGAAGAAATAGTATTGCTACTTTATTAAGTGATTGGGGATTAGTTACAGTTCAAAACCAAGAGCAACTTCAACCAGTTGCTCCATTGAGACAAATTAAAGTCATATCATTTAAGGAAAAAGATGAATGGGAGCTTTGTGCAAAATACAACATCGGAAATAAACAGTAAATTTATAGAAGATGTTAGAGCAGGAAAACCTCACTTCTTTGGTAAAATAAACAAAGTCAAAGATTTTTCTTTTATAGATTGGGTTAAACTTATCGAAGGACACCCAAAAGATGACCTTAATGGTGAGCAAAAGAAAAAGCTTAAAGTATATAAGTATAAGCAAAACGCAATAGAATTAAGACACTTAGAACGTAGAGATTCCGTGCCTCAATGGTTTAAAGACCTGCTACAGCGTATGCGTATTACATTTCATCGGAACCATATTACAGCAATAGGGTTTGGAAGTTTTACTGCAGATGCAGAAAGTTTTAAAATACACCGCGATAGAATGGACGTGGTATATTTACAAGTTTTAGGTAGGGTGAAATTATCATTGTGGAAACCAACTGTTCCAGTTTCACCATTACACAATACTCTTGTATCTCCAGAAGATACATTTAACCCAAAATCAGATTTAGATAAAGCAGAAAAGTTTTGGGAAAGAGTATTTGAACCAGACCAGTTGTTATGGATTCCAAGAGGTACGTATCACTATATCGAACCTTTAGAAACTCGATTAGCAATTTCTTTTGGAATTGAGGGTCCTACAAACCCAAAAACGTATATATAGTACTGTATATGCCGGGTGGTCCGGGTATACACTAACCTTGCTTAAACTTTAGGAGGTAAATATGACAGGCGTTAGAAGCTTATTCCCACGCGCAAGTTTTGTTGGCTTTGATCATTTCTTAGCAGAAGTAGATATGGCTGCGAAACAAGCAAAAGATAACTATCCCCCACACAACATTGTCAAATACACAGATGATGATTATCATATTGAGTTAGCCGTTGCTGGTTTCTCTCAAGATGAGTTGAATGTTGACGTGAAGGATAGAACCCTTACCGTAACAGGTGAGCATCAAACTAGAGGCCGAGAATTTATTCATAGAGGTATCTCAACGAAAAAATTCAAGCGTGTCTTTAGGCTGTCCGAGTACACACAAGTAGTTGGAGCCGATCTAGTGGATGGAATACTGGTCATCAAATTGAAAGTAGTCGTCCCAGAAGATCAGCGTCCTCGTAGTATTGAAATTAAAAAACATGACAATTACGAGGAGATAATTAATGAAAACACTTCAGAAAAGACTGCAACGTCTTGATACTGAAACTGTAGGGTATGTACAATCAGGCGTCATTATTGGCGTGATTGCTTCACTACCTTATTGGTTTTTAACAACAGTATTATAAGATAAAAGCACGTGGCAGTCAGGCAGTTGTTTGGCTGCCACACTTGGAATATTATGAAAGCATATCTGATTATGGATTTTGATAATCCAGTATCCGTCGCATACTCTAAAATGTCTATAGAATCTTTTAAATGTGTAGAAGATTTGATAGAGATTATTCCTATTCAATGTACTAAACCAAAAGATCTCGTTTGGATCGATGAAGTCGATCAATGGGGAGTAGGTCCTATGATTGAAATAGAAGGACTTAAATTTTCTTTTTGGCCTCATCAAGTAATAAGAAGTGGAGATAGAAATTGGACAGAAATAGAAAAAGCAGTTGTTGTAAGTCATTTAAAACTCATGTTAAAAGAAGAGCAAGAACGATTTATTATTATGGAACATGATGCTTATCTAACAGATGAAGAAAAATTTAGAAGTGATTTCAAAAGAATGACGAACTATGCAATATGGATGCCTGGAATTGCAATGGAATGTTATTCAATAAGCAATAAATTTAAAGACTATATGAAATGGTTTATTGTAGAAAAGAACTGGAACACTTTTGCTGGTGGACCTATGAATTACATAGAAAAAATTTCAAGAGAATGGAAAAGATTGTGGCCAAAAGATGGAAGGAAAAACTTATTAACAGATAATTCATCTGCACCAGTAACTCAAATTTACTCTAAATCGTTAGGAGTAACAATAGATCATTTATTACCAGACAAATATGCGGAGCAACCAAATCTTTTTATCATTGATTAATGTACTTTTAATTTTACTTGTGGTAGAATAGGGACTATGAAATATTATACAAGTGTCGAACGTCAAGCAAATACTATCTTGCTTCGCGGTTATAAAGATGGTAGAAGACACATCGAAAGAATACCTTTCAAACCTGTATTATATCCAGTCAATCCATCAGTTCAATCAGAATGGAAATCAATTAACGGTAAAAACGTAGAACCAGTTACATTCGAAACGATGAGTGAAGCAAATAACTTCATCAAACGTTATGAACATGTAGACGGTATTGAAATCCATGGTCAAAACAATTTCATCTTTCAATTTATCACAAATGTTTGGCCAGAAAAAATCAAATTTAATCGTGACGAGATAAACGTTACAACCATCGATATCGAGGTAGAATCAGAAGAAGGTTTCCCTATTCCCGAAGAAGCAAACTATCCTCTTATTTCAATCACAACTAAAAATAATAAGGACAACAAATATCACGTATTTGGTATGCGAGATTATAATGTAACTCGCGATGATGTTGTATATCACCAATATGATACTGAATTTGATATGCTCGATAACTTTCTAAAGTTTTGGAATGATCCTGATTATATGCCAGATGTAGTTACTGGTTGGAACGTAGAATATTTCGATTTAACATATCTCGCGAACAGAATATCAAAAGTTATTGGTCCTCAATCAATAAAAAGACTATCACCTTGGGGTATAATGCCAAGATTGGAAGCTGGTATAGATCGCGGACAACAAGTAACTTATTGTAAGATTAATGGTTTGCAAATACTTGATTATCAAAAATCATTTAAAAAGTTTTGCTTAAACACGTATGGTCAACAAGAATCTTATCGTCTAGATCACATTGCACACGTTGTATTGGACGAAAGAAAATTATCATACGAAGAGTTTGGTTCCCTTAACAACTTATATAAAGAAGATTATCAGAAGTTTATCGACTATAATATTCGAGACGTCGAACTCGTTGATCGTTTAGAAGAGAGATTGGGTCTTATTACTTTGATCATGACGATGGCATATAAAGCTGGTGCAAATTATGTCGATACCTTTGGAACTACAAACATTTGGGATTCAATCATCTATCGAATGTTGAATAAAGAAAAAGTCGCTGTTCCATTTAAAAGCGAGAAAGTAAAAACACCATTCGCTGGTGGCTATGTAAAAGAACCTCATGTCGGTGGTCATGATTGGATATGCTCTTTCGATTTAAATTCACTTTATCCTAATATTATCGTTCAATGGAATATGAGTACTGAAACGGTGATAGATGGTTATGAAAATGATATTAGTGTAAGTAAAGCGCTTGATGGATTATTTCCAGATACAGGTGATTATACACTTGCCCCTTCTGGTGTAAGATTTAGAAAGGATATAGAAGGCGTTATTCCAAGAATCATTCGTCAATATTATGATGATAGAGTAGTGATCAAAAATGAGATGATCAAAGCTCAAATAGAAAATGAAAAAGCTACTACTAAAAAATTGAGAGATGAAATTGATGCTCTCAATAATCATCAGATGGCGATTAAGATTTTGATGAACTCTCTTTATGGTGCACTTGGTAACAAATACTTTAGGTATTTTGATCAACGTGTAGCCGAATCTGTTACTCTTACTGGTCAGTTAGCAATCCAATGGGCAGAAAAAGCAGTTAACGATGAAATAAACAAGATGTTTAAAACAGACAAAGATTATGTTGTCGCAATCGATACAGATTCTCTGTATGTTAAAATGGATGCATTTGTAAAACAATTTAAACCAAACAATCCAGTTAAATTTCTCGATGAAGTTTGCATCAAATTAGAAGATACTCTAGAAAATGCTTATCAAAATCTTCATGATAAACTCAATTGCCTAGATAATCGAATGGTTATGAAACGAGAAGTTATCGCTGATCGTGGTGTATGGATTGCAAAGAAAAGATATATTCTAAATGTACACAATTCTGAAGGTGTGCAATATGCTAAGCCTAAACTCAAGATGATGGGTATAGAAGCAGTTAAATCCTCTACTCCTCAAATATGTCGAAAATACTTTAAAGATATATTCAAAACTATTCTTACTGGTTCTCAAAGCGACATGCAAAAAGAGATTGAAAGATATGAAGAACATTTCAAATCTCTTCCAGCTGATGAAGTCGCGTTTCCTCGAGGTGTTAGCAACATAACCAAATTTACTCGAAGAGCTGCACCTGGTTATGCAAAAGGAACACCTATACATGTAAGAGGTTCTATCTTGTTTAATCAACTTATAAAAGAAAAAGGATTATCGACTCAGATCGAAGAGATTAAAAACGGAACCAAAATTAAATTCGCGTATATGAAAAAACCAAATCCTATTAATGAAAACGTTATTGCATTTCCTCATGGTTTGCCTAAAGAATTTGGTTTAGATAATTATATTGATTATGAACTACAGTTTGAAAAAACTTTCTTAGAACCACTCGAACCGATAGCAGAAGCGATAGGATGGAAATTAAAAGAAGTTGCAACGCTAGAAGATTTTTTTATATAAAGCATGTACAATCACATTCATTTGTGATAGGATATAATAATGGAAATAGACTTATCTCACTTAAAACCACCGAGATCTGACGGTTGGGGTTTTTTACCACCAACGCAAGAAATCTTTAATATTTTTGAAGAGGTTAAACAGATTGCAGTACCATATAAAATTATGGAAATTGGTTTTAATGCTGGTCATTCTACGACATATCTTTTAGAAATATTTCCAGAATCAGAAATACATTCAATTGGACCATCGCCTAAACATGGTAACCAAAATGTAATTAGAGGAATATATGATGATAGATTTAAATTCTATCAAATGACGACTGAAGCATTAAGAGATACGGGATTTAAAGAAAAGTTTGATTTAGGTTTTATAGATGGTCACCATTCTATAGAATGTGCTAGTCTTGATATAGACTATTGTATAAATTATTTAAATTGTGATTATGTACTGATTGATAATATGGAAAGAAATGATGTTAAAAAAGCAGTACACCAATATAATCAACAATTAGAATTAGTAAAACACTATACTTATGTTAACACTTGGAAAGGTAAAACTAAAGTATTAGAAATGGATTTTTATCATGTACTTCGTAACAGTATTTAAAAATACTTTTGATAATAAAACTCATAAGACACATGAATGTGCTAACATTGATGAGTTTATTAAATTATTGAAAGCAGCATCGATGCTTCCTGGCCAAAAAGGTGGACCAATGTCCTCACCGTTGTTATCGATGGCAGTGTATAAAGAAGGTACAACAAGATCTAACGATAATGTTGAAAAATGGTCAAGATGGGTAGCTGTCGACGTTGATGAATTAGAACCTGATGAAAACTATGCAGAAAATCCATTAGGTTGGTTAAAAGATAAACTGAATGAAATCATTGGTGATTATCATTATATTGTATATTCTACTGCTTCTAGTAGAACAGAACAACCAAAGTTTAGAATTGTATTTCCTCTTACAGATGAAATTGAACGAGATCGTATCAA